TGGGTGTATGAAGCTGCTTGGCGCGAGCCAGCATGAAATCGTGAATGTAGTGACGAGTTTCCCTGTCAAGAAGGCGACCATTCTCTTGGGGGAGAGTCTTCACGACCTCATCGAAATTCAAACCAAAAGCGAGGCAAAGCCCCTTAATCTTTCGGTAAATGCCGATTTCCTTGTACTTGAGTAAAGCAAATGCAACGTCGAGTTCAATCTCGGAAGCATTTGACAGCTTATCTGCGAGTGGATTATTATTCATGGTTTATCAAAAAGGGGGAACGATTGCGAGTTGTCCAACAGGGAAAGCGACGCCATTCTCATCGCGCAGATTGCTTGACTCGTAGCCCAATTGACGAGTTGCAATGTCTAGAATCTGATCTACAGGAAGATCGTAGCCCTTCATGCGGCTCTGAATCTGCTTCACAGTAGGATATTCGCCAATTGAATGCTTGGTGTCGATGTAATTGCGAATCTTCAGCTTAATAAAGTCGTTTTCAACTTCATCGTCTGAAACTTCATCACCAGTATCGGTATCGAAATTATAATCAGGACTATAGTCTGGATCATAATCATCACCAGCATTTTCATTGTAAATTGCATCAGGAATTTCCTTGCGCTCAGGAGTGATGTCGCTCAAGACACGATACTTTGAGACGCGCAGCTTCTGGTAAGCGCAATCAGTCGGCACGCTGACAGCATCAGCAGGGTCAACCTCAACCACAAGGAGACGCCCATCAGAACCAGCCCAATTATTTGCATAATCGTAGCTGCCAACGTGCAGACCAAAAGAGCAGTGATTTTCTTTGTTATCATCGACAGAGCGGCGAGCAACCTCAATCATTTCGCCAACACCATTATAAATGGAACCATTAGCGGCAACATTGCCGCGCACAACAACAGTATCCTTGTTGCCCTGCTTCGAATAAAAATTATTATTAACTCCCTTGTAGGCGAGGAACTTTCCATCAGCAGTGATGGGAAGACTCTTGTACGAAAGGAAAGTATAGAGTTCGTTGACTGAATTCGCAGAGGGATTCTGCATCAGACGGTCAATGAAGTTGAGCAGAGGCTCGGCATCCTTCGCCCCCTCCTTCAGCATGGCGAATAGCTTGTCCACCACAACGCCATGAACCTCAACGCCGCTGTGGAATAGCTTGCCATCATAAATGTCGATGGCTCCATGAGTCATGTTCTTGATCTTATTCTCAATCGTGATCAACTCAGGAATGAGATCGTACTGAGCGTCAAGGATAGCTTGGCGCAAGGAAGAGAAGTTCGGGTGCGAACTCTCAACGGTGTGCGGCTTGCCATCAACGAAAACGGTGATGGAATTGTCGCGCATGATGTAGGCTGGCTTATTCATAACTAGGATATATTATTGTGGTTTAGGACTTACGATTATCAACTAAATTAATGTAGTCAAGGAGAAGTTTAGCGGCACTTTTGACACCGTAGAAGGAACCGTAACGCCCCTCAAACAGTGCGAACATCATCGGATAAGACTGGTTGATTGTCAAGACTTCTTGCTTGATTTTTTCAGAAATTTTCGAGTCGAGAGTACAAATGTTATCGTCGACGCAGTGGCGAGGAAAATCTCCCAAAACGTGAAACTCTTTGATTTGCTCTGGAGTGAAGCCATAGTCACCCATGTCGTCGCTTTTATTCCAAGCGTCGAAATAAACTGAAATCGGGTGATTGTCAGGCAAAGCTTTCCTCAGATCACTGAGGTGAGAAATCATAGGGAAAGAGCTTGTGCGAAATGACTTCTCCTCTTTGGCATTAAAAATTGATTTAAATTGAGCAATTGCCGCATTGAATTTGGGCATGAGGGCATCATGCAAATTAATAGCGTGAGCGGGGAGATCAGTCCTATCCAAGACGCCATAAACATTGTCATAATTGATGCCAAAATGCTTTGCAATCTTCCAGATAGTTCTGAAGTCGTGCATCTGAAAGTTTTTGTGATCACCGAAAACAATATCGTAATTGTTGCCGCCGTTATGCTTGATGTCAACATAATAGAAAGGATCGCTAGGCATTGGAACCTTTTCCTTGAAACTGTAGCTGTAATGGCTGTTGGAAAAGATTTTGCGTACATTGTTGAACTCTTTACTCTTGGATGAAACAGGAGTGAGTTTAGAAGCGAGGTGAATATGATCGCAAGAGTTATGCTTGTAAAGCAGTTTGCTTTCGGCGTCAGCAAGGGAAACTACATAGATTATCCCATCGATTCCCTTGGAACTCATTAATCCATTAACGCGATCATGAATGTTTTTAACGTTATCATTGATAACGATACGCCAATTGTTTCCACCAGCATAAAACATCTTGGCACTGATAGTCTTTTGGACGTTCTGGGCCTTCTTTGACAACCGCACAAGATTGCGAGTGCTGCGAGACTTTCTGTAAATAGCCAACGGGACAATCGGATCACCGTTGATTTTAATTACATTTTTATTGGCATCAGTGAAGTTATAATTAGCGTCGCAGCAAAGCGACTCAAGGTTATTGGAGCCGCTCAAAAGATACAGCTTTTTGAAAAACTCTGCTGAGTCAGAAATCGCATCGATTTCTTTTTGAACTTGCGCTTTGATTTCCGTCTCCAACTTAGAGATGGCGCGAGCAATGAAGTTCTTGGTCTGCGCGTTGTATTCTAGATTCTCGCGAGAGTGGTGCAGCGCAACCGAGCCAACTGGAAAGAAAAAGACGAAGAAATTAGAAACGTAAGAGTTGGAGAATGCCTTGTAAATCTTTGACGATGCAATTGGATGATTCGCAAGATTGTCAAGATTCAGTGGGTAAGAAATGCCGCCCATCACAATGATAGGATCGGAGCGTCTGTTCCTCTCCACTCCCCAATCAGCGTTCTTAATCACCCACTCTGGGACCAAACGCGAAAAACCTTTGCAGACAAACCTCTCGTCAGAGAAGCGAATGACATTGTTGATTTCGCATTCGAAGTTGGAAATGTCCTCGCTTTTGATTGCAACAGAAATCTCAACGCCACTCGGCTCAGAAGTGGAAGTGTCAGAGAGCTTGGTGAAACGAGTGTCGCCATGCTCGTCAACGTACACCGAGATAACGATCTCGTTGCCCTTGTGACGAGACGTAACCGTAAATGAATCAGTATACGACAGCGGAGCGAAACGACCAATGCCGAAACCGCCGATTGAATCGTTGTCGCTGCGTTTGGTGGAGCGACCATACTTGGTGTAGAGACCAAAGAGGTCGGACTCGGAAAGACCCGCGCCAAAGTCACGCACAACGAAAGTGGGACTCAGGCGAGTGGGAGCAGTGATCTCAACGTGACGGGACGAACCCTTGTTCGCGTCAACCGCATTGGCGATAGTTTCGCGTGCAGTCGCCAAGATGACATTGGAATAATTATTCCGCAAAAGCGACGAGATGTAGCGCATCTCATTCGCATCAATGGTCGCGATTTCAGATTTGAAATCGTGAGATTCAACAACGTTTCGCTGGATGGATTTGACAATCATGGGAGCAATTTGATTTACAGGCAAAGAATGCCACAGGGATCACTGTTCGTCAACTACTTTTTCAAACTTTCTTTCGACAATTTTTAAAGTGGCATCTTGCAGCCACTTACGCTCTTCTTCAGAGGCGTCTTCAACGGACAAGGAAAAGTCTCGCGAGTGAGAAAGAGTGGTGATGCGAAACTCTGCGGCGTGCTTGAATCGCTTCAAGAAGTCAGCGTTTAGGATCTCGTAGAGCTTGTAGATGTTGCCTACGTTGGTTGAAGAAAATAAAAGAACGCGATTCATTTTTAATTAATTTTAAAACAGTGGGCTTCCTCAAAAATTTTAACGAAATCTTTTTGATTTAAAATATGCATCCAAATTTTTCCGTTCTTTTCGATGTATTCATCGGTATGCCCTTCTGAAATTAAATGCTGAACGAGTTTTTCATTAAAGACCAAAAATTCCGTTTTCTTGTTGTTGAAATTAGGGATGATGCACCCCATTAAATTAGATGAGACAATTTTGTAACCAGTTAGCTTATCAGAAAGATCTTCTCTTTCGATCTCCATGTCTTCCACATGGAATTCGACATTAAGTTTATTGAGTTTATTTATGACTTGATCTCTAGTCTTATTGATTTTTGTTTGCATTTTTGAGGATGTGGTAAATTGCATGGTCTTTGCCTTTGAGTTCTACGTCGAAGAATACAGGCTTGCCATAGTTATTTGGTGAACTGACGGGCATCATAGCATGTTTGCGCGTATTGTCAATACCTTCTGAGTAATGAAACAAAGGAATTGTGGGCCAAGTTGAGTAAGCGAGGTAAAAGTCTGCGGCGTCGTCATTGCCGTGATTGCAGAACTGACGGTGCAAAGAATCGTAGGTAATAGGAATACCAGCAGTAGCAAAAAAATACTTGTGCAAGTTGGATACAGACCAAGTGCCACCAACGTTGTCGTTGACCTCTAGCACAAGACGAGAACGAACATTGGCAGGTAAACGATTGAAGTTAGAAAGGAAACGAGCAGAGATAACGGCAGGGTCGCCGTCTTGACGGCAATGAATGTTGAGGGGTGAACGGTAGTCAAGCGGAAGGTCAAGCAAGTCGAAGAGATCGGCGTGAGCAGTAAGGTCACGAATGCTGTTGGTGATGGCGGCGTCATCGGTGCTGGTCAGAGTGATGAACTCTGAAGGATGCGCAGAGATGCGAACACCAGTGCGCTTGATGGTGGCGGCGATAGTGTTGAGAGCAGCACGAAGGTCAGACCAGTTGGGCAACTGGTCGAGACGAAGATTAACGTCAGGATGGTCGATGACAGGAGTAAGAGTGGACGACAAACGATAGCCAGCAATGCCAGTGTCGGCACAGTGCTGAATGATGCGATTGGTGACAACGAAGTTGTTGAGGATGCGGTCGCTGAGAATGCGGATGGCATCTGCACGGGGCAGCGACAAGAAACGTGTCAAGGTCATAGTCTGGAACTTGTAACCTTGCTCGGCAAGAACGTTAGAGATGCAACAGAGGGATAGGTTCATTTCTCTAAAAGAGAATCAGAAAGACTCAGTTCAGTCAAGCGTTTATTTTTGGCTTCAAGATTGGTAACTTTTTTCTAATTTAAAATTATTAATATCAAGCTCCAACTCTTCTTGGTTAGCGGCGTATCCTTTCCCATGCCCCAAATCTAAAAGTCTTTCTTGTTTGGTTAGCTCGGAGTAGGCCATGAACCCCTTGAAAGAGTAACCCTTGTCGATTTCTCCAATCATAAGCGCATACAAATCAACGCTAGGTTCTTTCCACGGAGCAGCTAAAAGCCTACCAGTTCTATATTTCGTTGTTTTTACATCGATCACCAGATCATTTAGAACTGCGTCACCTTTGTCAGTCTTTGAGTTTCTGACCTCAATTGAAATGTCGGGATAAAGATTGAACAGTTTGCAGAATGCAACTTCGCCTCCGATTCCTTCAAGATCAGTCATTTCATCGCTTTGACCACCAATCTTGTTATTTTTTACATTTTTATTTCTAGCATTATTGTGGCGCAGCTTCGCTAAGTACCGACACAAAGCTTGTTCTTGCGCGTTAAGTAAAACAAAATTAGAGTTCATTTAATTAAATATTAATTATTGTTTTAGTTACTGAGTTGCCGCACGTTTCGCACTTTGGCCCATGCTCGTAAGAGTCATATTGAAAATGCTCTATGATTCCCTCGAATCCAACATGATTATTAAGAATTTGTTGTTTAGCTGCGGCCAGAACATGATCGATAATCTTTTCTTTTTCTTCTGCGCTCATGTCATGGTACCGCTTTCCATCTACGGTAAAGTTATAAGCTGTGCAGCCTTGAGTGATTTCAAATTTCATACTTATTTGCTTTTAATTTGTTCGTGATTGAGAATCACCTGGAACAATACGGTAAGAGTCTTCTTCAAAGTGTTGAGTTGACACTTCAAGAATACGAGATTCTTCTAAAGCGCAAACTTGATGCGGCTGCAAACGAGGAATGTCTACCATCTCGCCTTGACCAACTATGCGCTTATTTGTCATTCCGGTTTTCGGCTCTGTCCAAGAAATGCAAATAGTTCCCGATAAAACATACCAAGTTTCATGCTTTTTGTCATGAAAGTGCATACTACCTTTGGCGTCCTTTTTGAAATCGAGGAACTTGCAACAATAATCTGGGCAGTTAATTAGCCAAGTTTCGTAACCCCAGCCTTTAACGTGTTTGTCTGGAACGGGAAATGAAATCATTGTTTTTTAAATTGATAAAAATAGTCCCAATTATCTTCTGCGATCCACTTGCCTTCGCCTTCACAAGTGAATTCCTGAGTGAAAACTTTCCAATCAGGTTTGTCAAGCTTTTTTGAAATAAAAGCTCCACCATCTTTCCATAAAACTCTATTATTTGGCTGTAAAAATAATTGATTTACAGGTTTGCCATCCTTATTTTTTAAACCCCAAATAACGTGACCGCACTTGTGACCTCCAGCCATTTCTGAGTATCCGTAGGCTGCGTCTGGATTATCACGCCAGTCGATAGTAAAAAGATATTTACCCTCAACCCATTCATGATTTTTTAATTGAACATTAACTCTGGCATTCTTATGATATTCCCATCGTGTAATTGCAATGTCATAAGAGAAGCAGTCCCACAATTGCAACCAGTCTAATGGTAAGTCAGAATGCTCTGGCTCGTTTACCAAGTAATGGATCGGAACACGATCATGCCGCGAGCCATACTCCGTCATGATTTGGAATGTTAAACATCTTCTAGTTAAACTAGTGATTCCGAATACTTCACAGAGAATGTATTCTGTTTTCTTATTCTCATTGTTATAAAGAAAATCACTTTTTAAATAAGCGGGGAATACAGGAATATTTGCGTTAAGGTGTGGCATTAAGTTCGATCTTTATGAAATGTAATCGATTTTGGTATAGATATAAATTTTCTTTTCGGATTGTTCTGCCTATAATAAACAGACTCAAACCATCTTCCATCACAACCTCCTTGTTCTCTATAATACATTGTGAAATTTACATCCATTAAATCTAAAATGATACTCAACCCTCCTTCAGAGACGTAGGTGTGACTAGCTTGTTTAATTTGGCAAAGATCTGCATAAAGTCCATTTTTACCAGAGATTGTTTTTACTGAGCTAGGAACGAAATAAGACAACATAAAAACGCCCCATTCTCTTTTACCCAATCCATCGTATTGCAGTTTTTGATTTTGTTCTATAATAAAAGGCTTTGAAACCAGAACATCAGTATTGACGGCTTCTTTAACAGGCACGTTTATTACGAAATTTTCATCTACTCCTAAATCGTTTTCTCTAGCCAGTAAATACGGAATCCATCCATGCTGCAATTGAGGATAACATGGATAGCCAAAATTCATGTATTCTCCATTTATACCAAAGTCTGCTGGATTGAATTTATAAGGTTGACCACCACATCCATAATCATTAACTTTAAAAGGAACTTTCCTTATACTATTTGTGAATGGCTGTTTCAGTGTCAATTCAGCAATATCTTTGAAACAGTCTGCGTCAGTAACTACAAAGTCTATTTTTTGCCCTGTCTTTTGATAATACCAAGAAGCAATCGGCCAAGTTTGGATAAAATCCCCAAGAAGTCCGGTATGCGTAAAAATCATTTTATTCCTTTGATTTATTTAATATATATTTTTTCATTTCCTCGACCGTCATAACGTCAAGTTTTGTAGTAATATGTTTGTAAAAATCTGGGAAATTATCTTTGATCATGATCAAATTAGAAAGAGAAGACGGCATTGAAGGTCGATTCATGGAAGAATAGAGTAGTTTAATAGCATCTTGATCGCCATTAATAATATCATCTCTCATCTTTGGAGACAGCAAGAATCCAATTAAAGAATCATGAAAGCTCTTTATCATTGTGATCGAAGATATTGCGTAAGCCTCTTCCTTGGAAAAGAAAATGTCAATTGGGATTTTCCAATGAGAAAGAACATTCCCTTTATAAGATATATTTACCTCAAGGTTTCTGCCTTCATTGCCCATCCAAATAACATCAGATAAGAATGTCTGACATGAGTAAAAAAAGTTTTGAATTTTTTCTTGAGTTTCTGTGGGTAAGTTTCCAATCAAATCTTGTTCTGAAGCAGCCTGTCTGGTCAGTTCGATGATTGCTTTTTTGTAATTTCTTTTATTTATTTTAAAACCAATAATGTTTTCAATATCTGACTTGATAAGTTCAAGCTCAGACCATACTTTTTTTTCCTGTTCTTTTAAAGTCATCATGATAAATCACTTTCGATTATATTGCCTAAATCTTTTCTATTTATTTTAAAAATCCATCCAAATGAATTTGTCCAATATTCAATGTCAGAATCAAAAAAATCTTTCTGTTTATGAATGACGGAGAAAGATTGATCTTTGTATAAAATAACTTTTTGACTCTTGACGCCAAAACTTGGATTATCGGCTATTAACTCAAGATCGCAAAGAGTTTTATAGAAAATCATGGCGTCGCTCTTAATTCAACTGCGCCTTTGCACAAATAAGATTCACCAGTATAATTGTAATTCAGCCAACCTCGAAATACAATTTTATCTTCAAGAAAGTCAAACTCCGACACCTCCATCAAAATTGGCTTCTTTATTTCTTCGGAAGTGATAACAACAAAATTTTGTGGAGGCTTGTGGCTATCAACATCACATGTATAATTTTTTACCAAATCAACACCAATCTTTTGTGCGGATAAGTTAGGAACTACAAAACGTGTTAAAAATTTCATTTGATGAATTCTTTTATTTGATTTAAAGCTGTTAGTTTTTCGTCCATTGCTTGAGGGAAGAAAGTCTGTTGATACATTAAATTTGTTTGAAAAGCAAGAGATTCTGCGTAATTAACTACTCCATTCTTGAGCTTTTTATCGTCAAGAATCAAAGATTCTGGGATAACATATCCGCACTTTTTAATTGTATTTGAACAATCAGCGTCGAACAACATGACAACATCAGACATTAAAGACTCATAGAATCGATTCGCAAGAAAAGCATAATTATTATGAGTATGCTCGTCTTCCATATAAATCGAATATTTATACTTTCGTAAGTCTTCATTGTTCTTTTGCCATTCAAGTTTTGGGATATAATTGCAATTGCAACCAAGCCCTTGGAATTTTTTCCAGTTTTTATTTGAAGCTGAAAGATACACTCCTTCAGTCAGAAATTTTTTAAATGACTCTGCCCGCCATTTGCGGTAAGTTCCATAATAAATCACGCCGCTTTTATTTGACATATTAACCGGCGTTCTATCATCGTCCATTATCAATGAATTTAAATTAACAGTAAGCCAGTTATTAATAAAATCATTAAGTTTTCTATCTGCAATGTTTTTGTTTAGAATCCAATGGCGATAGCCTTTTCTGGGATTATTGCAGATCATATCATAGACCAACCCAAGATTGATCACGCCCCAACGCAAAAGCTGATTGTCTTCAACATCATGATCATTTACTAGCCAAATGTAACGAGCCTTTGGATTCTTTTCTAGAATCTGGCGGTATGGGACATGGGGCATATATGGCGAAGCGTAACAGCAAATGATAACATCGTACTGCTTCTTCAAGACTTCTGGCAGCGCATACTCGCCATCAAGAAGATCTGCCCCCAAAGCCTTCTTTAAGATAAGACTGTTGCGGCAGTGAACAATCGATGTATCACTATAGTCTTCCGCAAGAGGTTTTCGTTTACTGGTCGCTTCGATTATCAGAATGTTCATTGTCTAGTAATTTTAAATATTTAAGAAATTGCCGTCTAGCATAAATTTCGTCTGAATACGGGCCATAGCAAATATTTCTGCTTTCATTCCAGAAATACCAACCGTCACCAGCCCAGCCATAGCGTTCAAAGTTATCGTCATAATATAACATTTCGATTGAATCGCACCAACATTGGGTTTTACCAGGGCGTACAATTTCCAAACCACAGTCTGAAGCAAGTTCACACTTACCCCAGATATTTCCAAATCCGTCATCTAATTTATTTGGATCGTTCGAATTCGCCTTGCTCATTTGAATAGAATATTTCTTTGAAAGCTACGTCTTTCAACAGTTTTTGACAATATTTGCAAGGTTTTCCCATAGCTATTTTATCATTCCTGTCGATACGAAAGGTAACTAAAGTGTGCTTGGTGTGGTCAATTCTGCCAGATTTAATTACCGCACAAGCTTCTGCATGAAGGCCGCTTCCGTCAAAGTACCCGTACTTTTGATTAATTGGATGAGATTTTTTGGAGTTTTTCCCAATGGAAATTATCTTGTTCTTATTCAAGACAAAAGCAAAGTGGCGACACCGTAGTTCAATGTCGTCGTAGATAATAAGATTTCTTGCAAGCTGCACAAGCCTTTCGAACTTCATCCCCCAATGGTAACACATTTTAAAGAGTTCTGTCAATGCTTTTTGAAACCCAAAATCACAAAAAGCTCATTTTCATTTAAAACTTCGCTAAAACCAAAGAACTTAGAGAAATTTAAATATTTTTCAAAATTCTTTCTGCGCTTGAGGGCTTTAATAAAAATAGATTTAAATTTTAAAGATAAAATAAGTTTTTTAAATTCGTTGTACATCTCATGTCCAGCAATGATGTTTGGGTCCATAAGAACTAAAATTTCTGCTGAAATGTTAGTCTCAGGTTGTATTATAATAGCACCAAAGACTTTATCTTTATTGTCTTTATATACAAAAGAGTGTTTAATGTTTTCCAAAATTAAATTTTTATTTTCCTGCAAAAACAAAGAAGGCGATTCAGTTTCGCTTATTCGAAAAGAGGATTGCGCTTTTACAGCGAGCCTTAGTACTTCATTAGCATGAGTTTGCTCCATTTTAACAATAGAGAAACTGTTAATTTTTATTTTGTTTTTACCTGCCATATGCGTGTAATATAATTAAGGGGTAAAAGGAAATGTCAAGGGCTTCTAATCAAAAAGTTAATGCGGAGCTTTTCTCGCTGGAACCAACAGCGTTGTTAGAGTTTTTTGTTATTTGCTATGATTATATTAATACTCCAGATGATAAATTATACATTCATGGCGGTACAAATGGCATAAACGGTTCGATTTATTGGCAGGGAATAGAATATTTACCTTTCCCTATTCAAAGTTCTGGTTTTGAAAGTAAAGGCGACGGTTCGTTGCCTAGACCTAAGCTGGCGGTTTCAAATCAAGATTTTTTCGTTTCTAATTTAATTCGACGCTATAATAATTTAGTTGGTGCAAAAGTGATAAGAAAAAGAACTTTTGCAAAGTTTTTAGATAATCAAAATTTTTCTGACAACAAAAATCCCTACGGTTCTGCTGACGCTGCTGCTGGATTAGAAGATCAAGTATTTTATATTCTTAGAAGAGCAACTGAAAATCGTGCAATTGTTGAGTTCGAATTATCTTCTCCTTTAGAAATTGAAGACGTAACATTCCCAAAGAGATCTGTAATTGCAAGATACTGCGGTTTTCACTATCGTGGCAATGGATGCAAATACATGGGACCACCAGTTGCTGACGAGAATGACATGCGTTTAAGAAAAGCTGTTGATTTTAAAGCAGGGCTTTTAAGAAGATATTATACTGGGGCTGGAGCAACTGCTCCCACTAATACATCAACGTTTACAAGTATTGTTGCGGCTGCGACAACTTTTAATAGCGAATCCGTACAAACAACAACGACAATTGAAGCCGCAGACAATACTGCTACAGAGTTTATTGGTTACTTCAAAGTTAATGCAAATGAAGCTGGAGTTTATGGATTTGGAGTTGATCCAGACGATTCTGCTGAATTGTGGATAAATGGAACTTTAGTTGCGTCTGAATACGGATCAGGACCGCAGACTGGTTCTACGCCGCAAGGAACAACTGGTCAAATATCTCTACCTGCTGGTTATCATAGAATTTTTGTAAGACATTATGATGCAAGCGGTACACAAGGATTAACTTTATATTATAAAGCTCCTCCAATAACTAGCGGTTCGACTTGGGAAGCCGTACCAGCATCAAGATTTTATTATGATGCTTTAGAGCAAAACACTTTAACTTCTAGTCAAAGATTCTTCTCAAATTCCCAGTTAAATTCCTCCATTCCTCTCGGCAACAACGCTTTGTTGGACGGATTAAATAGAGGCTTGTGGAGGGCAAACGCTGGAATTTATAAAGTTGGAGAGTTTGTTTATATTGAGAATCATAATGTCAAAGTTGCTAAAAGAGATATAAATGCAATTCCTAACTACACTCCTCTTTTAAGGTTTTATGTTTGCGTCAAAACGCACACGGCAAGCGGCGTAAGAAATCCTTCTTTCAATAAAGAATACTGGGTTTGCGATCAATGCTCCAAAACTCTTAACGGATGTAAATTAAGGTTTGGATCTGGCGACTCTTTACCTTTTGGTGGATTTCCTGGTGTAGAAGAGTACTCAGTTTCTTCACAATAATGCAATCAATAATTGAACACGCAAGTAATTCTGAATTAGAAGTTTGTGGATTTGTTTTTGTTGAAAACGAAGATTTAAAAACAGAACCCGCAAAAAATATAGCGGTCTATGCGAATGATGTATTTGAAATTCATCCGTTGGAAATTCTAAGGCACATTAGAAGTGGTAAGCTCGCCGCAATTTATCACACCCACCCAACTTCAACAGAACAAGAATCAACTTTTGATCAATTCAATTGCGAAAATTCTTGCATTCCTTACATCATATACAGCAAAGAAACTAAAAAATTTAATTTATTGCTGCCTAGAAAATCACATGTAAAACAAGAGTACGTCGAAATGTTAAAGAAAAAATATGACTAACGTATATTTATATGGAGAGTTGCGAAACAAGTTTGGCGAAGAATTTAAATTCAATATAAATTCTGCTAAAGAGGCTTTGCTCGCAATCAATGCTAACAAGAAAGGATTTTTGGACGAAATAAAGAAATTGGCAATGAAGGGGGTTCATTATAGAATGGTGATTGATGATGAAGTTGTTCAACACCCCAAGGAAGCGGAGATTCAAAAAACTCCAAGTGAAATTCATATAGTTCCTATTGTTTGGGGAGCAGGGAAAAATGGTATGGCAATAGGAATGATAGTGCTTGGAGCGGCATTAATAGTAGCAACAGGAGGTGCTGCTGCAATTGGATTAGGTCAAGGCATGGCAGTTTTCGCGGCAGGAGGTTCTTTGGCTGGAGTTGCAAGTACAGTAGCAATGATTGGCGCGTCCATAGCTGTTCAAGGAGTAATGTCTTTATTAACGCCTAAGCCAAAAGCAGATTTTAATCAAGAAGTGCAAGCTGGAGGCAAATCTTATTTATTCGGAAACAAGCCAGCAAATGCTTCTCAAGGTCAAGCAGTTCCAGTTGGGTATGGTAGATTAAAGATTGGAAGCTCGCAAATAAGCGCAAGCACAGATCACTATGCTTTAGCAACCGATATTAAGCAATTGATGACTCCTGTTGATAAACCAATCAATGAATATGTTGAGTTAGTGGCCGACGACGAAGCTGCGCCAGCCGGTGCTGTAGAAGACATGTTCAGCACAAACCAAGCTGTTGACATGGATGACACTACTATATTTTATACTGTTAATGTTTTAAATTCTTATATTGATATTGTAACAAATAGCGCAGATAAAGTTTTTTCTAATCCTGTCGAAGTTGTCGTTACAAAAAATGGCGATATCGTTTCTAATCCAGACTTAACAACTTATGACGAAAACATAACTTATGAATGGGAAGAATTAAGCAATGACAGTTCAAAAGGAAAAGTCTTTATTGAATATCCTTATGCAGTAAAATCTGGATTGGTTGCTCGCTCCTATCACGCTCAAGATTGGAAATTACAATCTGATTATACTAATTTGACTAGTAGCAGCGCCGCGTACTATCAAAAATATTCTCAAGGTGATTTGGTAAAGTTTGGCCCATCTCAATTCAATAATTTAAAATTTGCAACTTGGGACACTGGTTATAATTATTATAGCGGAGAACTTGTAAATTTTCCAACAGGATCAGAAACTAACACCTACTTTCAAGCAATAGTTCGTACAGGATTTTCTGGTCAATTACCAACTGGTGCTGGAGACACAATAAATTCGACATGGTGGAGGAAAATATTACCTCCCAATCTTGAATTCTTATATAAATGCGCCGTAGATATTTCTGGTCATTTGCCAACAACAGGTGCAGTTGTTGGTGGCGCTCCAGTTGCAGAAAGTTCATTTTGGACTCAAATTGGAGTTATAAATACTTCTGGAGAAATGGAATTGTTATTTACTGGAGGGTTTGCTGGATATGAAGATAAAAATCAATACACAGGTATATTAGAGGTTGTTCGTTTAAATGAACAGACTTTAAACGGAGTTGCCGCAAATGTAGATAATTATGGAATGGAGCTTATGGGTTATTTTTATGTACCCACAGTAGGCGACGATGGTAAATCATTTGTTAAAGGATTATATGAAATTGGTACAGCCACAGGCTTGTACGAAATTATAAAAATCGGAGGCACAGGTCAATGGAGCGGCGCTGGTTTTACTGGTCTTAACGGAGCGGCTTTAACGCCTAGAATTGGATCAACGTTTTATAAAAACGCCACTCAGCAAACAGGAGATGGCGAAGTTATGCAGGTTCAAGCATACAAATTTAAACTTGATTCTGATGACGCATCTGATTTGTACATAGACTCTACTTTAGCAAGTAGTTATTATGGTGGACATGGAATGTTCGCTGGATTTGCAGATCCACTTAACCCAACACATGCAGAAATAGACGCTCTTACATCTACTACTACAACTCTTTATTTAACAGCAGGATATCATAGATTGTACGGTAGATATCAAGATGCAAGAGGTGGAGATGGAATTACTATTTATTATAGCCGAGATACAAACAGAGATGATGTATTTTCTGATTGGAAAACAGTACCCAAAGGAAGATTTTTCCACACAGCTTCGGATTTAACTGTTCCTAAAACGCAAAAATTTGCAGACGTTGGCAAAAGAAAAGTACTTGTGCAAGATATGGTTGCGAATGAAGAATATAAAATATTTGATGCTGGCACTACATCAAATTGGACATCAATTGGAGCCGCTCCATCTGAAAGTAATGGAGCTGTTGCTGCGGGCAAAACTGTTTTCTACGCGAATAGTTCAATGACTTCTCCTGGTCCAAACGGTAATGGTTCTGCTGTTGAAGATTTTATAACTTATTCTGAGCAAAAATCAGCCGAATCAAATAGAATTGCTAGATTTATATCTGAAAGACCTTTGGTTAGAGGGCAAAGAACAACTGGATATTCCTTTTATAAAGCTAGATATCGATGCAAGGTTACTGTAAATAACAGAGATATCTATTATTCCGCTCCAGTTAAAGTGAATATTAATTTCTTATCAACACCTACAAGATTTAGAGGAATTTCACCTCCAGAATTAAGCCAAGCAGTTCAAACGGCATAATGAAAATTTTAAATCCATACAGATTTTACAGAGGAAGCAGTGGGAAACAAAATGATAAAGTTCCTTCTCTTACTCCTCCAAGACCTCAAGATTTAAAAAAGTCTATATCAATTGCAGAAATTGTTGATTTGCTTTGTGAGGGTCCGATTTATGGTTTGGTTGATCAATTTGGCAAAAAAGTTTATGGTTTAGATATGTTAAAGGGAGTTTATTTGAATAAAGTACCAGTTATGAATTATGATGGTAAATATAATTTCCGAAATGTTGTTATGGAAATTAATTTGGGAACAGAGAATCAAAAACCCTTAGCTAATTTTAGTAATGTTTTTATTTATAAACCAGCTAGTTTTAGATTATTGGGACCAGTTAATGTTCCGAGTGATCAAAGTGTTGGTGGATCTAATGACGTAAGAGATGGGAAAAGTTTTACAAACTGGGCGCTTGGCTATCCAACAGATGTTAGAGATCCATTCACATTCATTCATCATATAAAAAATAAAGACGTAAGAAAAATTAGAATTAGTTTAATTATTGAAGCTCTCAGTGATACAGTTGATAAAGGTTCTGCTCCTGGTGAATCTGGCGATCTGGGTATGCAAAAACCAACAACAGTTGTTATCGCTGTTACTCACGGTATCGAAGGTACAAGAAAAGTCACAACAAAAGAATATCCTATTACTGGAACAGTAACTTCTCCTTACTCTTACATGTTAGGTGAACCAGTTTCGCAATCAACCAGAATAGGTTCTGGAGCAGTGACTTCAAGCGGAGGAACAACTACAACCACAAGCGCAACTCCAAGTTCTAGAGGCGCATCACCTAGATTACCTGGTTTAACCGCAGGTCAAATAGAAGCCGCTCAATCCTCGGTGCCTGTAATTGAACCATAATTATAAATTTATTATGCCATTAGAAAAAACATATCAGGAGCTTTTGGCTTCGAAGATAAACCCAAGAAATCCTTCTGCGGTTTTACCTGTTATTTATAATTTAAGAAAAAAGTCTTTTGAGCCTTACGTTCCTACAGCAACAAATAGAATTATATTTTCTCCTGGTGTTGTAGGGGATGGAGCAACTGCGGTATTTGATGTTATTAGCCCTACAAGTTATACGAGAAGTCAAACTATTACTTTATCTGGCACAGCAACTTATATATTAACAGACGGCACTACGTCTTTTACAAAAGCGGCTACTAATATAGTAGCTCAAATAGATGTTGGAATAACAAATGAAAATAGAAATTTAATTGGATATCAGCAAAGAGTTTTAGCTTCTCAAATAGGAGATAATGGAGTATTTTCTTTTACAATTTCAAGTGAAATTATGGAGAAATTAAGTATCGGTACTCATTATGTTTATATCGATGCAGCTTCTCCCGATAATGCGCCAGTTAGACTTTCTGCAAGCAGCACGCCTTCAAATCCAACTGATCCACTTTACTATACAAGAACCTTTACAATAACAGCATAAA